GCACATTTTGAAACATTAGGATGAGACTTTTTGCAATAAGGACATCTGTGAACTACTTGCTTAGGTTCAGTAGGTTTAAAAACCTTCTTTCTACCTTCAGGTGACATACGAGTAACTGTTATAGGAACAGAATTTCCAAATGCAGTACGTCCATTCAACCTAATACGATCTACATTCTGAGGTAAACTATTAATATATTCAGTAAAAGCAACTGAACCTAAAGCAATAGAAGTTCCGGCAACATCGACAAAACTATTTGAGTCATAATTATACACATTAAATGATCCTTTTTGCGTCCGCAAAAATTTCTTTGATTCAGATGTTAAGTCAACTTTCGGTTGATATGATTTGCGTACAGTTTCAATATTTTTCTTTGTCAACTTACACGCAAACTTCATGGCTACTATAGTAAAAGCAGCTAAACATAAAGTGTGACAAACAGTAATAATCTTTTCTTTATTATTGGCAACTGTGGCAACAAACTTAGCAGTTTTTGTATCATCAATGGCAACAAATTTCCTACTATCATGTAGTACTCTGCCACTAAAACATTCCATCAACCAATTCATACCTAATCTAAAGGGAGAATAATCAAAAATCATTTCATCAATCCCTTGAGGTGTTAAATCAACTTTAACTTCCTCTTGTTTAGGTGGGTCTTTCTTTTTCCAAGTAACCTTCTTTTTAGCCGGTTCTTCCTTCTGAGCCTCAACACCTGCACCAAACTCTTTCTCGTCAACATTTGGCACATCTTTATCAGGCTTAGTAATATAGACCAATGGTTCACCATCAGAATCTTCAGTATAATCATCATCATCTAATTCTTTCTTACTTTGAGAAACTGAGGTTGAACTGCCTTCGCCAGGTTTCGTTTTAGCTTTCTCACGAACAGCTATAGGAGCATTTCTACAATACTCCTCAATCATCTTGACATATTCATCATAAAACAATCTATCAGGATGTCCAACACCGGCTTTGGCTGTGGGAATATCATCGTCGTAAATAGGAGTCTGAGCAGTCAATTTAGACAAGACTATAGGCCAATCATGGCAATACTGTCTATACTGATCAGGCGTCATAACAACATCCTTATCAATACTTGGATCACGAATAATCCAATATTTTACCGGTCGATGTGATGAAGTTGCAGGTGCCCCCGTAGGATCGCAAGCACCAGTCCTCTGTTCATGCGAATACCTTGAAAAAGGTGAAACAAACAGTTGTTCATTCGACATGAGAGTTTCGCAAACAGTACAAGTACACCCATAGATATGGCCTAACTTGAAATAATCAGCTGCTTGCGCATACAACTTACATACAAATTTCCACGCATCGTCCATATGAGAAAATGCAAATATTCCTTCTTTAATATACTTCGGTACAGTACCCTTAAAGGCATAACATGCTATTCCAGCAATACACAAAGCACCATAAATCCAAGAAAAGGTTTTTTCTTTCGTACCTCTAGCTTCTTTACTAAAGCTTATTCCGGAAAAGGAACTTCCTATCACACAAGTAAATACCTTCACACCCAACGATGCAAATTTAGCATATGTTTGCCAACGTAACAAATTTAATCCTTGATCAATCTTTG